CTTTCTTTAACAGATTAAAGAAAGACCTCGTTGATTTCGGCGAGAAAAAGGTGTCCACTGAGTTATGGGACCGGGTTGAAGAGTATTGGGAGCTATCTAAGAGGGAAAAAGTATTCCCGGTTGCAGAACAGTTCACCAAGGACGAACTGCTCGACAAGGACAAAGTCGAAGCCGAGATGTGCCGTCTTATCAACGGCCACGATCTCGCCTACAATGTCTTTCTCCGCAGACTGACGGGTAGAGTCGTCGATTGGTGTAATACCCACCCCGCCCAATGCTGTGCAGCGCTGGGCATTAACCCTCACTCCATAGACTGGACCTATCTTACTGAAAGGGTCTGCAGGTATGGTAAGGACTGTCTTCTGTTTGGAGACTTATCCAAGGAAGAAATTGTTACCGCCCTGCCTATGTGGGAGTCGTTTGTGACTTGGTTAGCCCATGTCATGAACCTCGATGATGATGATACTGAGCAGTTGCAGAATGGATTAGCTGGTTTGCATAGCTATTATTTTATTCACGACGCTCATCTCTATTATCAGATGAGAGGCCATAGTTCCGGCCACTTCCTAACAACTCTTTACAACAGCTTCTGCGTATGGTGGATGCACAAGTTCACCTACATGGAATTGGTCCCAGACGCACACACGTCGGGTCATACCTTTGAAGAAGCTGTCCCAATAGTCGTTCATGGTGATGACTCTTTCGGCGGTGTCCGTGAGGACAAGCGTGATGCCTTTAACATGGTTACTATCTCCCAGTTTCTCAAGGAGAAGTTCTGTATAAAGTACACGTGCGCTGATGACAAGAACGCGGAAGTCAAGCCGTTTGGACCCCTAAGCCAAGCTACCTTTTTGGGTAGAGGCTTTGTTTGGGACCAGCAGCGAGGTTGCTATTTAGCACCGCTCCGTATGGTGGCCATTGTCGATATGATGATATACTCAGCTAAAGTGGGTGGCATCTCTGAAAGCGAAGTGTACAGGCTTCGTGTCGACAGTGCTTTTAAGGAGTTATTTTTCTGGGGTCCAGACGTCTACGACAAGATCCGAAAGGGATTTGTCAAGTCGATGGAAGGCAGGAAACACCCTGTTAATGCCCCGCGCTATAAGGAATTGAAACCTGTCCTTACACGTAATTGGTTCCATAACGATTACCCCTCTTCGTCCACTACCTCTCAGACGTGGTCTGAGAGAGCGCTGGACTAGAGCCCTACCCTCCCGGGTAGCTTAGACCCAGACTTTCTAAGCAAACTCTTGGGATGAGTCTAAACGCACCCCACTGCAAGGTATCGTATAATGCCGCTCTCACGGCCTTGCAGCGCCCCTCTCTACTGTTGTGCGGAACAGTATGAGAATATGCGCAAACCGACGATGTCTGGTCCTAGCGTCGTCGTCAGCAACTCCTGGACCGCTGAACAATTTGATAACATAGCCCCCGCTCAAGTTGAGCAACAAGAATTGACAACCATCGCCCACGTCGAAGACGATGAGGTGGCTGTCGAGACTCAGAGAAATCCTGAGTTTGATCCGTATCCCGACAAAACGCCTACCCACTTGCTGAGTAGACGTTACCTTGTCGATGATTTTACCCTTAATGATCTTAGTGTCCGTTCTATCTGGCCTTTCGCTTTGTTAGCTGAGATGCCAGGCCCAGCCCACTGTTTCAAGGGCTTCGGATACTTCAGAGGTGATGTACACCTTACTGTGATGCTAACCACAACACGCACCGTGTTTGGTACGCTTCTAGTGAGCAGCGTACCCATGCAGGAACCAACTGTTCCGCAGGCCAACCAACCTTACATGTCAGTTACCCAAAGAGTGCAGGCTCAATCGCACTTCTTGGACATGTCTACTCAGAACATGCTTGAGATGCATCTCCCCTTCTTGCACCCTAATCGCATGTGGACGATAGACCAAATATCTGACGCTAGGCAATGGAGAGTAGACTTCTCTCTATTGGACCTCGGCTTCACTTCAAGTGAAGCCACTCAAGGTGTTAAAGTTTCAGTTTGGGCTAACTTCGTGAACCCGAAGTTGGCCGGATACATGGATGGTCAGTTTCAATCCATGGTCCGCCATCGTCCTGGTGGTTGGCTAGCTCCAACTATGGCTGCCGCAGGCGCCTTGGTTTCAGCAGGCACCAGCGCCATCGCCTCTTACCTAGGGGGTGGTGCCGCGCAGAATGTAGCCGTCGG